GCTTTTGCACTAGGAGCTTGGTCTAATTCTGTAGGAAACATACCTGCAACAGAACTAAATGTTTCTCCTGCCGCATCTTTGCCTCCAAACTTATCATCTAAAAAACCAGTAACGATGCCTATAGGTCCTGCTTTAAAAACTTTACCTAAAGCGTCACTTACAGCACCTCTCTTTTGAGAGGCTAATGTAGATGCTACTTTATATTCAGGTGTATCAGGTGTGGTAAATCCACCATCATCTCCTGTGTCTTCTCTAACTTTTGCAGTATCTACTTTTGATTTAGTTGGGTCTTCTTTTTCTTTTTCTTTTTCAATCTCTGCTTTTTCTTTAAAACCTGCAGGTATAGGATACACAGGTTTACCATCTATAAAAGGTATATATAATTCTTCGCCTGTCTCTTCATTAAAATATCTTTTTGTTTCACTCTTAGGTAGCTGTCCAAACTGAGCACCCACTAATTTAGAATAATCAGGTGTAGCTGCTGTAGAGGTTGGTGCTTTATATTGAGGTGCTCCAAATGTAGAATAGGAAGGAGCAGATGGAGTAGATACTTTTACAGGTTGCTGTTGCTGTTGCGTATACACAGATGGTCTAGTTTGTAACTGTTGTGGTGGTGCTACATTAACACCCGGAACTTGATTAGTCTGTTGTACATCAGGCATTGGCAAAATTTTAAACTGAGAATCTTGTGGATTTTGTATTTGTGGATTTTGTAATTTAATACCACCCTGTTGAAAGTTTTTAGGTTGAAAAGGTATATCATCAGGCAATGTTGCTTGGTCAGAATTACCCATCTGACCCATTCTATTCATCATATCTAAACCTGCTTTTGCATCTTGTCTCATATTCATAATCTTTTCAAGACCATGATAACGCACAACGTCTGCAGGAAAAACAAACTCACCTTCACTAATATTTATTGGAACATCATCTCTCACTTCTTTTTTTAAAGAACCTACAGGAACTTTATTACGTGACTTTCTATCAACAGTTTCTCCTTGGTCTTTTAATCCACCAAGGTCAAACATTTCCATTTGTTTTTTATAGTTAGCCATCTTTTCCTAATACCTCTTCTCTAAGAAACTTTAACCTACGCAATGCACCTATTGCACCTTGAGTTCTATGTAACACTACAGTATCTTCTGCCTGTTCCATAGCTTTGTGATGTTGCTCTATCAGAGCATCTAAATATTTATTGAGGTGTAGCTGGTGGTTGACCAGTGGCTTGAGGTTGCTCAATATTGCCTTGTCCATTACCTGTAAATCCTTGTTCATTTGGTTGAGGTGCTTGTCCTACCCCAATAGTGCCACCACCTGCTCCTGTTGGGTCTGCAGGATTAGCACCTGCAGGAGCTTGTTGTTGTGGCATATCACCTTGCATACCTTTTAACATCTCTGCTTGTAAGATAGCTTCATCCATATTATTAGTTACTTTTGAAGGGTCTAAATCCATTGACTTTGCAATCTCTCTTACTATGTAATTAAACTTAGCAAAAGGTGCAAGTGCAGGATTAGATGCAACCTGTAAGAACTGCATAAGTCTCTGACTTCTAACTTCGTTAGCCATTAGACTTTCTGTTCCACGTGCAACAACTTCTAAGTCACCTTTTATATCAGGGTCAAAGTTAAACTGCATATTAAATCTAAATAACCCTTCACCTAAAGGTTTAAGTAAGTAATCATCTACGTTTTTAATTACAGTTTTAATACTGCCTGAAGCTGCTCCCATAAGCATACTTATACCTGCAGCAGTTCTACCTACACCTGATACTCCTGTTTGTCCATGAGCAAAAGAAGGTAATCCTGTGCTTTCATCTGCCAACTGTCTTGCTTTATCAAACAGTTGTAAGTTTTCATTAGATACATTTGGAAACTTTGTACCAAATATTGCTTGACCCGGTGCTCCACCTTGTCTTCTAAATATCTTGCCCGGATATACAGATAGGTCTTGACCCGGAACTAAATTAGTTTCATCTACTTCTATAAGCAAGTTTCCTGACAACACAGCATTATCTACTGCCATTCTCATAAAACCATTCATAAGAGTTTGTGTGTCATCCATATTCTCTGCTAAACCCACACCAAAGAATGAGTATGGATTTAATTCATAAGGTGCGGCATGATATGGTATCTTGGCAGGTTTGAATGGGTTTAATACTGCTCTAAGTAACTTCCCATTACAAACCCATAAATTAGCCTGTAGTTCTTCAAAATTTTGTAACTCTTTAGGTATGTCTACGTTTTGCTCTAAAAGCATATCAACATCCATCATACCCCAATATTCTAAAACTTCAAATCTATCTATATAATTTTCATGGTTGTAATCTGTTAAATCATCTTCCCAATATTTTTTAACATAATTTTCACCATCAGCTATAGCTTCTTCTATGACTGTTTCTCTAAAATAAGGTCTGCGTTTTAAAGCACGTAGTTCTGTTCTAGACATCTTGTGTCTTTCAATAACATATTGTGCTTGGTCTACATTAGTAGAATCAGGGTCAGGATAAAAATTCCACACAGATACATGATTAACCTGTGGTATAGTTTTAAATATAGGATTATATTCACCTTCATCACTCCAATTAGGATACTCTTTATCTATGGCAAAAGGTCCTTTCATAACACCTGTGCCAAATAAAGCCATCTCAAATGCTGTGCTTCTTAAATGTTTATTAGCATTAGACTCTTGCAGTTGGTCTATGATTTGCTTTTCCATAGCTTTTGCTGCAACCATTGCAGGACTGAACGTAATCGCTGTTGGAGTTTTACCAACACCTTCTTCCAATCCTTCAACATCTTGCAACATTTCTTGCAAAGGACCAAGCCTTTCTTGTAAAGTTTCTGCAGTCGCTCCTTTAGGTAACTCAGTACCATCTTCAGGGAAACCATAAGGAGATTGTAAGTCTCCTTCGTCTTCTCTATTACGTAACGCTTCAGGTTCTTTAGGGTCGAAATTAACATTTTTTGCAACTCCTTCAGGTAATTCTGTTGGCTCTATACTTATTGGAAATTTATTTCCTGCAAATAAAACATCTGCTATTTGACCATAGGCAGCTAATGTTTTAGTTTTTGTAATCTTTATAAATACTCTAGATTTTTCTGCTTCAGTAAATTGAACATCAGGTCCATATAAACCTCTATAGTTTCTATATGCCCTAATCCATCTTTGCTCATCTTCATATCGGTAGTCTTCAGACTTTTTAAAACTTGCTACAACATGGTCTACTATACTAGATACCCCTGTATCTGTAATTGATGTATCTTCTGCATCTTCTAAAGCAATAGCTTCATCTTCAATATTTATTTCATCTTCTGCCATATTAATATCCAAATGTTGCGTCAGCTACAGGCATACTACTTTTTGGTCTACCCATAGGCTCATAGTCAAATATGCTAAATCTTGGTCTTGACATTATACCATATCGTAAAGCATCATACAAGTGGTCTTCTGCTTTCGTATCCACATCTTCAGGATTCTTTTTATCTAGAGGTATTGCAGGTAACTGTGATATTATATCTGTACAAGTATTAAAAAATACCATTCTTGGTTCTTCTGTAAATTCATCTATTTGCAATCTTCTATGTATCTCGTTTTTACCTGATACTCTACTGCCTCTACTTCTATCTGATGGTCTAAATCTACAGCCTTTTTGTATCATCTGTTCAGCCAAAGAAGGACCAGTATCACCACGTTTATGCCAAAGAGAGCTATCCAAAACCCCATACTTAATATTTCCATCATCAGCTTCTAAGTCCAATATCATATCTGCCAAATCTGTGGCAAGGACTTTACTAACATACAACTCTCTATATACAACAAGTTGCTCATCTGGAGAAACAGCAAACCACAACACAGCACTATAAGAACCATAACCATAATCACAAGACCTAAACTTAACCCAATTTCTTGGAATGTCAAAAGGTTCAATAACGTGAGCATCCCTATCAAACTCAGTAAAAGCAGCACCCTCTTTAATATCCCAATCACCTTCAAGCAACTGCTTCTGTTGGTGTTCAGGTAAGGAAAGAAGCATTGCTTCATAGTCTCCCTGATTTGATAGATACGGATTGTCAGATAACCTAGCAGGTATAAATCTTCTTTTAAATAAAGGCTCACCTGCTTTGCTGTGTCCGTCAGGATACTTGAGAACTTTTCCTGTTTCAATATTTGTGGCATTAAACGCTCTTCCATAAGGTGCAGGGTCAATAAACATCTTCTTAACCCACTGATGCCCCGGACCTCCGGGGTTTGTTGTTGCCCTCATGTACACAGGTAAATCGTGTGCAGTAGAACGTAATCTTGACCTCATGTAATTCCAAGCGAATGGTGTTGCCCATTGCGTTAATTCGTCAAAGCCTATCCAACTAAAAGCTAAACCTTGATATCTTAGTACGTCATCATCTCGGTCTAGGTAGGACATCCACAGTCTTGCACCTGATGGAGCTACCCATTGCATCTTTCTTTCTGACCACTTTATCCCTTTCCATATGAGGGGATACAATTCTCTTGACTTCCAAACAAGTTCTCTTAATTCTTCTGTAGTGTGTCGTAATAGTAATCCACTAAACTGTGGATGACCCATATATCTTAGTGGGTCTGCTAACATAGCATATGACTTACCACCACCTGCTGAACCACCATACAAGACTTCTCTTTCAGGTGAAGCAAGAAACTCTGTCTGAGGTCCTGCGTTTGGTTGAAAAACTATATTTTGTTCTTCTGTAGGTACAGCTTCTACATCATTTAATATTTTAGGCTCTTGCTCCGATTCTACTTTCTTCGATGGCTTTCGCTTTCTCGATTGCTTTCTGGGCATATTCGGACCATCGTTTAAGAGTTCTAGCCTTGTTCTTACGTTGTCGCTCATGTAATAATCTTTTTCTTAATCCTATGTGAGATATCTGTCTTCCTGTTTTTGTTGTCAGCCAATTAGCAACTTGTCTTAATGAATATTGCTTTATATACTTTCTAGCCAACTCAATAGCTTCTAACTCGTAGGGTATAGGGTCAAGTAATTCTTTATCTTCTTCGTTAATCTTATATCCAAACGGAACAGTCCTAGCTATACGTGGTATCTGTATCCATTCTTTTTGTTCTTCATCTTTTAAGTCTGTTGGTTGAGGTAACTTCCACTTACCTACACTTCTATCCATTACTTCTTTTTTCCTGAAACACTGTATTTTGTACCAAGATAGTAAGGACCTTTATACATATTTTTAAAGTTTGTAAAAGACATACCTAGTTCAGATGCTCCACCTGCTTTATCAAATCTTTGTTTTAATGCTTCAAGTTCACCCGGTACTATTTTGCCTTCTCTTTCAAAACCATTAAATACTTTAAATGCTTTAGCATTTGCATCTCTAACTCTTTTTACTTTAGCAGTTTGTTTCTCTGCTAATTTTGCATCATATCCGGGTGGTCTTTTAGGTGCTTTAAATTCTGAAGATACTTTTACAAGATTACCTCTTTTAATATTTGCAGCTTCAAACATAGGGTTTTTTATACCCTCTAATCTTCCTGTCATTGCAAATATTTTTTTATTTAACTCTCTTAACTTTTCTTTTCTTTCTTTTTTAGCCGCAGCACCTTTAACTTTAGTAGCGAGTAATTTTTCTTTTTGCTTTCTAAGTTTCATTTCTCCGGGTTTAGCACTTTTTTTAATCCTATCTGCTATTATCTTTTTTGCTTTTGGTAAAGTCATTCTATCTAGTGCTTTACGTGCTTTAGGGTCATCTAAAGTTCTTAACTTAGGTTGTGTTCTAGCTTTAGGTTTTGCAGTAGTTTTTTTCTTTACTACTTTCTTTAATCCTTTTCTTATAATACCTGCAACCATTTATTTTTTCCTCTTCTTATATAAATCTAAATACTTTTTAGGTAAAAAATCCATTTCTTTTAAAGCGTGACTCACTGTTCCTTTTATAGTGTCTTTTGCTTTACGTGTTACATATTGTCTACCATCTATTTCAGCCATATTATCAATGGTAAATTTTATAGCTTTTGAATATGCTTTTAACTGAACATCTGAAAGTTTTTTTCCTGCCCTCATCATTTTTTCATACTTATCTTCATCTCTATAATATTTTTCAGGAACTTTAACATAATCACTAGAAGTTTTTGGTTTTGCTATTTTAATTTTACCTGCTTTATAATCTTTTAATACTTTTGCTCTTTTATTTACAGTTGCTTCAGGTGGAGCAAAAACATTACCTTTTGTTGTGCTTGTTCTTGATTTTAGTGGTTTTACTTTAGTTCTTGCTTTTGCTTTTTCTTTAATAGTTTTAGCACTAGGTTTTTTCTTTCTTACCTTTTTTATTGCTTTAGATAAAATTTTTGATAATGCCATGTTTTACTCCTTTGCTTTTGGTGGTAATAACATTACACCACCTGATGCTTCTACTTGCACCTTTTCTGTTTTTATTAGACCTACTCTATCTAGTAACTCTTTTGAAGCAGATAGCTTATCTCTAATACCTAATTGTGTAGGGTCATCTACACCACTCACCATAGCTACAGCAGCTTTAGGTGCATTTCTACTCATGTATAATTGAGTAGCATCCATGATTTCATCTTTCATAGAAGCTATAACACTAGAAGTAGATGTATGTTCTGAATATCCTGCAAGTAGTTTTGCCTGTACAACATCACCATTTGCTTCATCAAACAATACATTTAAAAACTTCTGTTGTCTTTCTGTTAGTTCTCTACTCAATGTGGTATTCCTTGTGCTGCAACTCTATCTATTAAACGCTGTGCTCTGTTAGTTGTTTGTTTGTACCAACGTGAGTCTTCCATCTGATTTGCCATTTCTTGATAGTCCTCTGCTTCTACAGCAGCTATCATCTTCTTAAATTTAGATAAACGAGGTTTGCCAAGTTGGAATGACATATTAATTAATACGTGTTGTATTTCGTCAGGCAGTTTATCAAAAGAATTAAATATAGTTTGACAATCTTGTATGGCAACCTGCACATCATTTAAAAACCAATCTTGCACTTGTTGTTCAGGTATAGGTTCTCCAATACGTTTTCCGTAGTAATCTTCATCCCACTCTGTAATTAAATGCCCTATGCCTCCGGTCAAATGCCCTTCTGAGCACCTATACAATTTATATTCACATCCCTCATCTGCCTCAATTTCTTCTCTTAATGTGTTTATATTCATCGTCTAAGTCCTAGCTCCATTTGTCTTTTGCGTATTTCTTTTACGTGCAGATGCCAAAAATAGTTCCCTATCTTACAGGTTATAGCAGAAATCTTTAAAAATGTCAAGGCTTTCCAACTCATTACAACTCCTATTGATAGTAAGGTGCAACAGTAGAGTTGGGGTCTTCAATACCTTCTACTGCCAAAACTTCAGGTATATAATACTTTAACATATTCTCTATACCCATCTTTAATGTTTGTGTAGACATTGAACATCCACTACAAGCACCACTTAAAAATATTGTAGCTACTCCATCTTTAAATGATTGTAACTTAACATGACCACCATGCATCTGAACACTAGGCAATATATAATCTTCTATTATTTTATTTATTGCAGATACTGTGTCTTGCATTATTTTTTCTTTAGCATCTTAGCTGCTTGTCCTACACCTTTGATACCAAAGGATGCAGATATAGCTATATATAATAAATACTGATACCAATCAGGTAATGTGGCTAATATTTCAAAACCTTCTTTTACATACTCTCGCATTCCGGGTATGAAGACTAGTATAGCAGGAGCTAATAGCACCACTAAAGCAAACTCGTCTTTCCAACTATCCACAGTAGCATCTGCCATCTTGCCTTCCCACTCCACTTGACCTGTTGCGACTTTCTCTGCAACAGTAGCACGAGCTTTTGCCTCTGCAACTTTAGCTTGTCCATCTGCCTTTGTTTTTTCTATTTTGTTTTGAAACCACGTTCCTGCGAGGTTTGCGATTGGTCCTATTAATGCTTGTATCATTTGCTATCTTTTCTCTTATTCTTTCTTGTTTTAAATTTTCTTTTAACTTAGCTGTATTTACGAAATCTTGATGTTTTCTTTGCAATCTTGCTGGGTTGTTTAGAAAATTGTTTACCTCTCTTAGTCGCTTTGCGTTTAGCAGCCGAAGAGGCGGCGTATTCAGAGGCAGATAAAGCCTTAATTGCTTTTTCAGGTAAATAACGCTCACCAGTTGCTTTACTCCCCTGTGTACTAGGTT